AAAATACCCAGGCAATGAACATATGGGTGCTTTTGGATGTGATAGTTATGACATATCAGGAACAGTGGATGGTAAAGGATCGAAAGGCGCTTTACACGGTTTGACTAAGTTTAGCATGGAAGACTGTCCACCGGCTCACTTCTTCCTAGAGTATGTAGCTAGACCACAGACGGCTGAGATATTCTTTGAGGACGTTCTAATGGCTTTAGTATTTTACGGGATGCCTATATTAGCAGAGAACAATAAACCCCGTCTATTATACTATTTGAGAAGACGTGGTTATCGAGGCTATTCAATGAATAGACCGGACAAGATATGGAACAAACTATCTGTAGCAGAAAAAGAGGTTGGTGGAATTCCTAACTCAAGCGAAGATATAAAGCAAGCTCACGCCGCAGCAATTGAAATGTATATACAAGATCACGTAGGTATGAAATCAGATGATACCCATGGTGATATGTATTTTTCAGAAACACTACAAGATTGGGCTAAGTTTGACATAAACAATAGAACAAAATTTGATGCAGCAATAAGCTCTGGTTTGGCGATAATGGCTTGTAATAGGCATCTTTACAGACCTAACGCAGAAATAAAAAGAGAAAAACTAAATATAAGTATATCTAAATATAAAAACCAAGGTGTGCGCTCTAAATTAATAGATTAAACAAATGGCAGAATCAATTACAAAAGGTTATTTCCCAAGTCAAGTCGTAAGCGACTCTGAGAAGGTCGGTCTTGACTATGGGTTAAAAGTTGCTAAAGCGATTGAACAAGAATGGTTTCAACGTGATTCTGGAACTAATAGATTTTATAACAACCAAAGTGAGTTTCACAAACTAAAACTTTACGCAAGAGGAGAGCAGTCAATACAAAAATATAAAGATGAATTATCTATAAACGGTGATCTATCTTACCTTAATTTAGACTGGAAACCAGTACCTATTATACCTAAATTTGTAGATATAGTGGTTAATGGTATGTCTGAAAGGATGTATGATATAAAAGCTTACTCTCAAGATCCATACGGAATGAGTAAAAGAACTCAATACATGGAGTCTATACTTAGAGATATAGAAACAAAAGAATTGATTGATTTTGCACAAGAGTCATTAGGTATATCTTTGCAAGAAAACGCACCAGAAACTTTACCTGATAGCGAAGAAGAATTAAGCCTTCACATGCAGCTTAGCTACAAGCAAGAGGTAGAAATTGCTAATGAACAGGCTATAGCTGTTATATTAGCTGGTAATAAATTTAATGAAACAAGAAAAAGACTTTACTACGATCTAACCACTATAGGTATAGCTTGTGTTAAAGATAAATTTACTACATCAGAAGGTATAAAAGTTGAATACGTAGATCCTGCTAATATAGTTTACTCTTACACAGAGTCACCTTATTTTGAAGATTTATATTATGTTGGTGAAGTTAAGACAATACCTATAAACGAATTAAAAAAGGAATTTCCTGGTTTAACTCAAGAAGACCTTGATAAGATAATAAAACAACCAAATCAAACTTCTCAATTTAGAGGGTCCACTCAAAACAATAGTAATGATAAAAATACAATAGATATATTGTACTTTAACTACAAAACCTACATGAACGAGGTCTACAAGGTTAAGGACACTATGACTGGTGGTAGTAAGGTTATATTAAGAGATGATAATTTTGATCCACCAATAAATGATATGGTTGGGGATTATGGTAAAATAGAAAGATCTCTTGAGGTTCTTTACGAAGGTGTATTGATATTAGGAACAGACAAATTACTTAAGTGGGAAATGTCTAAAAATATGATGAGACCTAAAAGTGATTACACTAAGGTTAAAATGAACTATAATATTGTAGCTCCTAGAATGTACAAAGGAAAGATTGAGTCTTTAGTGAAACGAATTACTGGTTTTGCCGATATGATTCAAATAACTCACTTAAAGTTACAGCAAGTACTAAACAGGATGGTACCGGATGGTATTTATTTAGATGCTGATGGATTGGCTGAAATAGATTTAGGTAACGGAACTAATTACAATCCACAAGAAGCTTTAAACATGTATTTCCAAACTGGTTCCGTTATAGGTAGGTCGTTTACATCAGAGGGTGATATGAACCCAGGTAAAATACCTATACAAGAAATAACAACTGGATCTGGTGGAGGTAAAATACCTGTGCTGATTCAAAACTACAATTATTACATGCAGATGATACGTGACACAACCGGGCTTAACGAAGCTAGGGACGGTAGCACACCTGATAGTAGGGCATTAGTTGGTGTACAAAAATTAGCAGCAGCAAATTCAAACACTGCCACAAGACATATATTAGACTCTGGGTTATACCTTACAGCTGAAGTAGCTGATTCTATATCATTAAGAATATCTGATATATTAGAGTACTCCCCAACAAAGGAAGCTTTTATACAAAAAATAGGTGGACACAACGTTGGCACATTAGAAGATATAAGCTCTTTACATCTTTATGACTTCGGTATATTCTTAGATGTTTCACCAGATGAAGAAGAAAAAACATTGTTAGAGAATAACATACAGGTTGCTTTAGGTCAACAAATGATAGATTTAGAAGATGCGATTGACTTAAGGGATATTAAAAATGTTAAACTAGCCAATCAGTTGCTAAAAGTTAGAAGGAAAAAGAAAAGAGAAAGAGACGAACTTCTACAAACAAAAAATATAGAGACTCAAGCTAACGCAAACGCTCAAGCACAGAAGGTTGCTGCTGAGGCAGAAGTACAAAAGAATCAAGCTTTAATGGCAAGTACAATGCAGCTTGAAGAAGCTAAGATGATGCTAGAACAAAAGAAAATGATGGCTGAAGCTCAAATCAAAAAAGAACTTATGAATCATGAGTTTATGATAAACATGAAGCTCAAAAACATGGAGCTTAATGTAAATAAGAGCAAAGAAACTGGCAAAGAAGACAGAAAAGATGAAAGAACTAGAATTCAAGCTAGTCAACAATCTGAATTAATAGATCAAAGAAGTAACAATAAAGCGCCTAAAAAATTTGAGTCAGTGGGTAATGACAACTTAGGTGGAATAGAATTTTAACCCATAACACTAATTATATAATATTATATCATGGCAGAAAAAAAAGAACCGGTCCAAGAACCTGTTGTAAAACAAGAAGCGGCAATCAAAAGTAGCGAAGCTATTACAGATGCTAAGATCGAAGCTCCTCTTAAAGAGGGTGGAGATATGAAAATTAAACCTACTAAACCTAAACAGTTAGCTAATAACGAAGCTGAAGAAGCAATTAAAATTGATTTATCTCAACAAAAAGAAGTGGTTGAAGAACCTGTTGTTGAAGAACCAGTTGCTAAGGTTGAAGAAGTAGTTGAAGAACCAGTAGCTGAAGAGGTTACGGAAGAACAACCAGTAGTTGAAGAGATTACAGACGAAAAAGTTGAAGAGCAAACAGAAGAACTACAAGAAAAAGTAGAAGAAGCTGTACAAGAAGCTCAAGACACGGCTGAACCATTACCAGAAAACATAAAAAAAGTTATAGACTTTATGAATGAGACTGGTGGAAGTCTAGAAGAGTATGTTAGGTTAAATCAAGATTACTCTAAACAAGACGATAAATCTTTACTTAAAGAATACTACAAACAAACAAAAAGTCATCTAGACTCTGATGAGGTTGATTTCTTAATAGAAGACAGCTATGATTACGACGAGGACGTCGATGACGAAAGAGACATTAAAAGAAAAAAGTTAGCACTTAAAGAGCAAGTTGCCAGTGCTAAAAACCACCTAGACGGGTTAAAGTCTAAATATTACGAAGAGATCAAAGCTGGATCAAGACTAGATCCTGATCAAAAGAAAGCTGTAGATTTTTTCAACCGTTACAACGATGAAATTAAAACATCAACAAAAGTAGCAGAGGAACAACAAACCACTTTTTTAAATAAGACTAATAAAGTCTTTAACGACCAGTTCAAAGGTTTTGAATATAAGGTTGGAGAAAAGAAATTCAGGTTTAATGTTAAAGATGGTGAACAAGTTAAGACACAACAGAGCGATCTTAATAACTTTGTCAAGAAGTTTCTTGATAAAAACAATGTTATGAACGACGCAGAAGGTTATCACAAGTCTTTATTTACCGCCAACAACCCTGATGCTGTTGCCAAGCATTTTTACGAACAAGGTAAAGCAGATGCTATCAAGGATAGTATAGCTAAATCAAAAAATATCAACATGGATCCTAGACAAGCACAGTCAAATGTGATTCCTACTTCCGGTTGGTCCGTAAAAGCTGTACCAGGTGACTCGGTGTCCGATTTCAAAGTTAAGATAAGAAAATAAATTTAACTAACTTTAAAAATTAAAAATTATGGCATTAGCTAGCTCGGGTGCCGCATTAGCGCACCTAACCCCGAGACCAAATAAAACATTGTTTGGCTCAAATTATTTATCAATCGCAGGCAACGATTTCAATTTCACAAAACAATTCCTACCGGAAGTTTATGAAAAAGAAGTTGAAAGATATGGAAACAGAACTATTTCTGGTTTCTTATCTATGGTCGGCGCTGAAATGCCTATGGCTTCTGACGAAGTTGTATGGTCTGAACAAGGTAGAATTCACGTAGCATACGACGATGTCGTAGGTACTGATGTTTCTGCAAATTTATTAACTTTTTCTGCTGCTCACCTTTTAAGCATTGGCGATACTATTATCGCAAGCAAAGGTGGTGCAACATTAAAATGTTACGTATCTGCTGTACCTAGTGCAACTACAATTACCGCTCAACCTTACACGGTTGCTGATATATCAAGTATCGGTGCTGATGGAGTTGCTGCTGTTAAAGTATTTGTATATGGTTCTGAGTATGCTAAAGGTTCTTCTGGAGCTGGAAACAAAAAAGATGCAACTTTCACTTCTTTCTCGAATAAGCCAATTATTCTAAGAGACAAGTATAGCGTTAACGGTTCTGACACTGCTCAGATCGGTTGGGTTGAAGTTGCTACTGAAGCTGGTACATCTGGATACTTATGGTATCTAAAATCTGAGCACGAAGCAAGGATTAGATTCGAAGATCAATTAGAAATGGCTATGATTGAAGCGGAAAAAGTTGCTGCGGCATCTGCAATTTCTGCAACAGGTATTTCTGGATCTGAAGGTTTATTCGCTGCAATCTCTTCAAGAGGATTAGTATATAACAATGCTGATTTTGATGATGGTGTTTCAGGTGGTATCCACGTAGGTTTAGCTGAATTTGATGCTATCTTACAAGAACTTGACAAACAAGGATCTATTGAGGAAAACATGCTTTTCTTAGACAGAGCAACATCTCTATCTATTGACAACATGCTTGCTGCTCAAAATTCTTATGGTGCAGGTGGTTCTTCTTTTGGAGTATTTAACAACTCTGAGGAAATGGCTTTAAATTTAGGATTTTCTGGTTTCAGAAGAGGTTCTTATGACTTCTACAAAACTGACTGGAAATACTTAAATGATTCTACAACTAGGGGACTAGTATCTGATATTGAAGGTGTTATCGTTCCTGCTGGAACTTCAACAGTTTACGATCAGGTAATGGGTAAAAATATCCAAAGACCATTCTTACACGTTAGATACAGAGCTTCTGAAGCTGACGATAGAAGAATGAAATCTTGGATTACAGGATCTGTAGGTGGAAACTATACAAGTGACGAAGATGCGATGAACGTTCATTTCTTATCTGAGAGATGTTTATGTGTTCAAGCAGCTAACAACTTTGTATTGTTAAAATCTACTGATGGTGTCCAAGGATAATCAATAGTAATGTAATTCTTACCCTCGTTGTACTGACGGGGGTAATTATTACTTTTATAAACTTTTTAATTATATTATATCATGACAACAAAAACAATAATTCCAGGTGTACCAGAAGGTACCGCTTGGGAAATGAAAGATAGAGTTTACTATCTAACAACAAGAGAACAACCTTTAGTATTCTCTTTACCGTCCAAACATACTCAAAGAAAACCATTGTTGTGGTTTGATCCGGTAAAAGGTTATCAAAGAGAATTAAGACTCGCAACAAATCAACCATCACCTTTAGCCGATGAGCAAAAAGGTAATGCAACTCTAGGGCGAATAGTTTTTAGAGATGGAGCTTTAGCAGTTCCAAAAAGATTTCAATCTTTACAGAAAATGTTATCGATATTCCACCCATTAAAAGGTGTTATATATCAAGAGCATGATGAAGTTGAGGTTGCTACATATGATTTAGAATATATGGAGCAAGAGATTGAAGCTTTAACTACAGCTAAAGACCTAGAAATTAACATCATGGAAGGTATATTAAGAGTGGAAATTGGAAGTAAAGTTTCCAGTATGAGCTCTAAAGAAATAAAAAGAGACTTGTTATTATTCGCTAAGAATAATCCCGCATTATTTCTAGACCTAGTCAAAGATGACAACGTTCAATTAAGAAACTTCGGAATAAAAGCAACAGAAGCTAACTTAATTAAGCTATCCCCTGACAACAGACAGTTTACGTGGGCTAGTAACGGTAGAAAACTTATGACAGTTCCTTTCGACGAGCATCCTTACACAGCGTTAGCTGCGTGGTTTCAAACTGATGAAGGTTTGGAAGTTTATGATAACTTAGAAAAAAGATTAAAATAAATAATCACTTATAGAGGTAACCATCTCTCGGGG